ACACTGTTCTTACAGTCAGATGTGCCTGAACATACAGAACTGGCATGGATTTTAGCAAATGTTACCCCAATGGGACTGATTGAAAGGGCTCATTCATATAAAGACAAGATTGCAAAGGGAATTAAGCCTAACATGGGATTATTCACATATCCTATATTAATGGCTGCAGATATACTTATGTACGATCCTGATATAGTGCCTGTTGGAAAGGACCAGAAACAGCACGTGGAAATTACGAGGGATATTGCAATTAAATTTAATGAAACATATGAAAAGGAAGTTTTCAAGCTTCCAAAGGAAAAAATTGTGGAAAGTGTTGCTGTCGTTCCTGGAACTGACGGAGATAAAATGAGTAAGTCATATGGAAATGTTATAAATATGTTCTTTTCTAAAAAGGAACTAAAAAAACAGATTATGAGTATTGTTACTGATTCTACTCCTCTTGAAGAGCCTAAAAATCCTGACAACAACATTACAAAACTGTATTCTCTTTTTGCTACTAAAGCTGAAACTGAAGAGCTTAAACAGAAATTCCTGGCCGGAAACTTTGGTTACGGACATGCAAAAACTGAATTATTTGATAAATTTATGGATTATTTTGCTCCATTCAGGGAAAAACGTGAAGAACTTGCAAACAATATGGATTATGTATATGAAATTCTTCAGAAGGGGGCTGAAAAAGCCCGTTCAATCGCCACTGTAAAAATGGATGAAGTCAGAAGTGTAGTGGGATTACTGGATAAGAATTATTAAGATTTTGGTTGAGGATGGATATAACAGCTCTAACTTAGATAAGTTAGGGCTGTTTTTTTGTATGTTTTTCTGCTATTGATTCAAAAATCCTAAACACTATCCAGTATTTCATTTATAAATTTACATTTTATTTTAAATTCTTTTATTTTTTCAATATCCATATTTGACAATTCTTTAAGTTCTTCTCCTATTTTTTCATATATTTTTTTTAATACCAGATTTTCTTCAAGATTATCTTCCAATCTTCTAAAATTTGCCATAACTTCCCAACCAAATTCTTTTGCTGTTTCTTGTTCCAGTGTTATTTCATAATTTTTATCCATATTTTTTTCTCCCTTTTTACCTAATAAATTTCTGGTAAAGATTCAAACAATATACTTTTAAATCTTTTTGTTCAAAGTTCTTTTCTAAATATTTTTTAGCTTTATCATTCAATCAACTTTTTATTTCCTCTAAAGATTTCCTATAATTTTTCACTCCATATATATTATAGAACCTAAATATATGCTATAATAATCAAATAATATCAATTTTTATGGAGGAATGACAATGAGAAAATTAGATCCAGAAATAGAAAAAAGATTAAATAGTGCAATATATAACGTTGAACTTGCATGTGGAAAATGTTCTGTAGAAGAAATTGAAATTCTAAGAAAAAGTGCATATGGTGAAATTTCAGATGAAGAATTTAAAAAACAAATATTATTACTTGCAAAAAAATAAATTTTTTTTAATTTTCATCACTAAAATATATCAGATTTCGCTTTGAAACATAATTACTCTTAATGGTGTGAAATTTTTTTATGGAATTCTATTTCTTTTTCTGATATTACTGCCATTCTTTCTCACTCTCTTTTTAGTTTTTATTTGCTTTTCCAAACTCAAAGTTATCCTATATTTACTTCAAGAATTAGCAATCATTTTAGATATCCGTGTTTGACAATAGCTTAAAAGTTTTCTTTAAAACTAATATCTTTTACTAATTTTTTATACGAAGCATTTTAAAAATAATAAAAATTATTGAGAATATTGTAATTAAAGGACTTACAGCAAACATAAATACTAAAAATATTGATAATAAAACCAAAGATGGAAAAGAGATTATAATTCCTAATACTACAATTATTATAATTTCTAATGGACTATAATGTTTTTTATCATTAAATTTTATAGTTTTCATCAATCTCAACTCCTATTGTGAATTGTGTTTTATATATTATACCACTTAGCTGGAAAAAAGAAAATATAATAAGGAAAATATATAAAAACTTAAAATTAGATATTGATATATCTGTATTACAATCTGCTTCTATTAAAACAATAGGTGAATATAATATTAATACTATGAAAAGAATATTTACATTACAGGAAATAGGGAGTACTTAAAGTACTGAAAATACTGCGTTTCTGTTTACCTATTGTGTGTTAAACGTACATTATAGATTTGTGTGTATTTGATTTTATATGACAGATGTGTGTGATATACTTACAAAAAAAAACAGGGCTTTTAAAGGCCCTGTTTTGATTTATATCTTTTTTTTAATTTTATAGGCGAAATATTAATTGATAATTTCTACTATCGCACAGTAGCACCATTGGTTATCTTCGTAACCCCCCATGCTCAAAGCATCAGGTTCACGGTATCTCCAAGCTTTTTTTACTCTTACAAATACTTCTTTGTTTGTTAACTTATCGAAGTATTTGAATTCTTGCCCAACTGTGTAAGGTTCGTCGAAGTCATATAATTGTCTTTCGTTGTTATTCTCTTCTGCTAACAATTCCAGACCTTTTAACTCTGATTTTATTTTTTCAATATAATCAAAGTCATTATTTTTAGATAATCTTTCAATTTCTTTCAAATTATCATTTATAACATCAATTCCGTTTTGGTATTTTTTCCCTTCAACGCTATATTTTTTGACATAATACAGCATTGTATCAATGCCTTTTTTCTTGCTTTCAATTTCTTTTAAAGTTGCTTTTTCTTTAGCTTCTCTTGATATTTTCTCTAAATCAACTGGATGTAAAATTACTTCTGTGTAGTTCATATAACTGTTATTTTTAAACTCAACATTTACATTGAGTTCAATAACTTTATCTAAATTTCCCTTTGCCATTTCTTTTGTAAAGTTGTCATTCATAACAATCTTTACTTTTTTTCCGTTGAAAGCTATGTCTACAGCTTCAACATATTTTCTTCCAACTTTTTTTATTTCCAGTTTTTTTGATTTTTCTAGTTTCATTTTAATCACTCCTTGAATTTTTTTAAGGATTGTGATAAAATAAATTGAGTGTTTAGCGATACTCTGAGTAGTTCATCTTGGCGGGTGGCTACTCTTTTTTTTATTCTATCTTCCTCTATCTTGATAATATTATACTACATTTTTATATAAATGTCAATACCTTTTTTATAAAAATGTATTATTTTTTTAGTTTTTTTATTAGAGCGTCGGTCCTGTTACCGCCGACTTCATCCAGCACTCTGTATATAAGCTCTTTTTCTTCTTGAGTCACTCTGAAGCTTATATTTTTATCCCTTTCTCTTCCTGTTGCTTTTCTGCCCACCTTCCAGGCAGGTGTTTCTCCTCTCTTCACTCCTCTCGGCTTTACCTTTTCCATATCTCCACCTTTCTGTTACTTCCATCTTGATACTATTATACTATATATTTATAAAAAAGTCAATACCTTTTTTATAAAATGAATATAAATTTTTGCAATAAAAAAAGAGGGTGACCGTTACTGGCCACCCTTAGTCATTTTACTGTCGCAGTAATATAGCAGTCCGATGGAGATTGCTGTTGTGATAATTACTATTATCAGATTTTCTGTCAGCATTGTATCCCTCAGCGTTCTGACTACTTCTGCAGGAGGTCCCCCTCCTTCATTTGCAATTCTTAACATATTCCGCATAAACTGGTATTCTCTTATTTTTATAAGAGCAATATTTTCAATCAGGAAAAATAAAATAATCCTGATTATATATTTGTTCGCATAATTGATTTTAGTGCTTTTCTGTGCATGTTTGTGCTCCCTTCCCGGGAACAGTTTTTCCCAAAGCGTTTTTCTAGTCACCATTTCTATCACCGCCGTCATTCCGCGGAGGGAAATATCTGTCTATCAGCCTATCTAATATGGTAGGCATCTTGACAATAGCTAACTCGGATAACGGTTCTATAAGAAATCCGATGCCGAAAATGATAAACATTATGGCGACGTCAAGCTTAAGTATTTTTGGGAACATGACCATGAGAAAAATATAAAGGGCATCTGCTAATGCCCCATTTAAAAGCCGTACCCAGAACGGCTTAATATCGATTTTATTATTTGCCCGGAACGTGATATTGCCTAGAAATCCGAGCAGTACGCCGTATGAGATCATAACTACCTCCTTCGCCGTTTCAGGATTTAAACCAAAAAACATAAATAACTCCTTTCTTTTAACATTACAGTACAGTAGGATTTGCTTTTTTTTCTATGTTGAATATATCCTGTACAAGTTTTCTCGGATCAAGTTCCACTCTTAATATTTTAACAGCTTTGTGTATAGATTCCTCTCCTAAATTTTCAATCACATCAGGAATCCATTTTCTATCAATTTCTTTTTCTTTCATAATATATTCCTCTGCCTTATCCCAGAAATTATTTACAACAGCCTCAAATTTTTCAAAACCTGATTTTCCTGCATTTACTATCTCGCTTCTGTATATTGCAGTTTTTGCAAGCTCTCCTACTTTGTTAATAACATACATTTTTATCATTGTTTCTGTCATTTTAAATCATCCTCTCTTTATCTTATATTATATTATATTATATTTCATTCTAGCCATCTGACAGCCTCAAATTTGCATTTTATTCTGTCAGATAACCTTTTATACCCAAATTAAATTTAAAGCTCTTATATTCAAAATATACAAGCCATTTTTTCTATAGACTCAATTTTTTGGTTTTTTGAGCCTATAAATTTTTTTAGACTTAATTTTTTAAAATTTTAAGTCTTATTTTATTTCAAAGTGAGGTGTATCGTGCATTTTCCAGTTTCCACCCCACTCAACATTTACATTTTTTGTTTTTGCAACTGTTAAAATATGATCTGCTATTATTTTCAATTTCTTATCATCATACCCTTCTTCAGAAGTAAATTTTCTGTATTCTCCGTTTTCTTCTATACCGCACAGAAATATATCCACAGCATGGCCAAATCCATCAGCTTTGATTTGATGGTTAGATTTTGCCTTGTAGCCATCACAATTTGTCACTTTTGGTCCTGGTTTAGTTCTACCTTTTTGATACAAAGCAAATTGTTCTTCTGCTGTTCTAGCTCCATCTGTAATTCTAAAATCATAAGGACTATTTTCTATTGCTGCTTTCATAATTTTTACCAAATTTGGATGAACATTTTTGAACATATTTAAACTTTGCTCTGAAAAACTATATTTTTTATTTCCTGTTTTTATATTTTCCTTGTTCCAGTCTTTCAAATACTGCTCTTTTCGGTCAACTCTGTTTAGCCATCCTGTCAAGAAATCTTCCTGTGTCTTGTCTGCTTCAACTTTACTTCTGTAATAAATTCTCTGCAAGTTGTGATAAACTTCTAAAAATTTTTCAGGATCTGCTGCATTTAATGCTTCCAAAGTTTTATTTCCGATTATTCCATCAACATCTAAATTTGCATTAGTAAGCTGGTTTATAGCAATCTGTGCGTTTTTTATTCCATTTCTGCCACTATTTACTGCCCAGTCGCATATAGATAAAGCCACTTTGTCGTTTATGACTTTATCCAGCTTGTTTCCTAAGTAATATTTTTTAAGATAGATATTCTTTGCAAAATCTATTGTTAAATCTTGCATATCTCCCTTATATCCAAAGTCTCTCGCTTCTTCTTCAATAATTCCGAATTTTGTTTTTCCACCTTTATCGTGTTCGTCATCTGAATATCCACCTTCAACTTTCAGCAGATAATCAAATATTTTTTCAAATCTATCATCCATTTAAATCACCTCTTTCTAATTTTTAAAAAAATCATTGACATCTAGTGCCATTAGTTGTTCAATGCTATATCTTTCAAGACCAGTTACAGCTGTTTGCTCAGAAACATCTGCGACTTGAATTATATCTTGAATTTTCCCAGCTAAAACTTTCAATTCTGCTTTATTTAACTCAATAAACTCAACTAAACCTTTTTCATTTTGTGCTTTTACTTTTTCTATTTTATCCTGATCCAGCACCCACATTAATGAAATTTTTAGAGACAATCTATTTCTGTTTTTTTCATTGTTTTCAAATGTGTATTTCTTCCCAGCTTTTTCTATCTCTATTGTCTGATTCAAGTAATTTGATTTCGCATCTGCCAAGTCCTGTAATAATTTCTTTTTTAATTCATTTTTTTTACTTTCTAGTAAAGAGTTGTCAATTTTCCATGTGTTAGTTGTTTTATTCCATGTAGACCATTCGTTTGGCTTTGCAACTCTCTTGACAGATTTAGTCTTTTCATCTAAATACTCTCCATCTGTTAAAAAGAGCTTTCCAGCAACAATTTGTTCATATTCGTTCATTTCCCTTAGTTCGCCTGTTTCCGTATCTAAAACAGGATTTACAAGGTATGATGTTGAAAAAGTCATTGTTTCCGAATTCCAATCCGGAAAAAACAAGTTAGGATTTTCCTTAAATTTTTCGACACCGAGTGTCATCGGTTGTGCTATTAACTCTAAAGAGTTTTTGTCATAAATGTAAATTATCATGATTTACCTCCTATATTTTTTATTTTTGATTATTATTAAGCTAAAAACTTAGCTTAAATAATATAACTAACTGAAAATATTATGCTCGCTGTAGACACCGTTGAACCTCGCCATTTAGCAGTTCCATCAGGCTGTATATAAATTGTCCCAGCTGTTCCGTTGAATTGCGATGCATTTACGGATAAAAAAGTTTTAGGTCGGTAACCTTCAGGAATACTAAAAATCAAAGTATTATCGTTTGTGTATCTCAAAGCGTCACCGCTATCAAAAACGATAGTGACCACATTCCCAACTTTTTGAACGATGTTACAAGTAGTCCTTGCCGTTCCTGTTGCTTCAGAGTGGACATAAAGTTTCGCTTGCTGCACTTTGTATAAATTTTCCAATTTCTTTGCATTTTGATAATCACTTATTGGAATAAATTTTGACCCCTCGAAATAGGTCAAGGTATTTTCGATAGTCGGAACAACCATCTGCTTATTCGCTTTATCATAGTATGCAATTCCAACTTTTTTAGTTCCTGCATCCTGTAATAACCCACCATACCCATCTGTACCCATCCAGTTCATTTTTTCTTCATGTTTTATGTAATCCTGCAGAGTTGACAGTGTAGCTAAAGTAGAAGGATTAATCACCATTGTCGCCCCATTTGAATTATTTATTTCAGTAATCAAGTCAATCTCAACTGTGGCCAAGTTAATTCCATTTGTCGCAGGCATCGTGTCAGCCTCTGCCGCTCTTGTCACACTGTACAGTATTTCATTCCCCGAGTCTATTTTCCCATACAGCCCTATAGTTTCAATTTTATATGCGCTGTTAACGGATGCATTTGTAAATATCGCATTCAGCCTTACTTTAGTACCTTCCTGGCTTATCCTCGACAGATTGACCGTCTGCTTTATTTCATCAATGTTTATGAGCTTTGATATGTCAGTAGTATCATTGTAAACCTTACTTGATGTTACCATTCTAGTAAACGTAATCTGCTTGTTGTTTCCGAGTGCATTTGCTATCAGCGAACGACCGTTATCCGTTACTGTCGTATCTCTAAAAATTGCCATTTTTTTTAACCTCCTATCACGTATTTTTTACCATGCATAAATCCTGTAGTAGCAAATATTTTAAATACCGCATCAGGTAGTTTTGCACTTATTTCGTATTTCATATAATTTATTATTCCGTTTGTTATATATATCCTGTTCTCCGTTTTCGGTGTAAGTATATTAATACTGTTAAATCCTAAGTTCGCTGGTAATATTGTCTTTAGCATGTTGTTCAGCTCATCATATTTTTTTGCATCGTCAAACTTCGTAGTAATTCCAAGCTCATACACATTGAAATTGGGCCTCAGTTCGTAGTTTCCGGCACCACATAGCTGGTCCATTCTGTTCACAAGTACACGCCATGTATAAGGAATTTGGTCGTTCCAATAAGTTAAAACCCTAAAAATTCTGATTTCCAGCGTATCATTTTCATACCTGTGTAATCCCAACATTTCCTCAAACTTACTTATCCCATCATCGTCACAGTACTGTATAAACTGATTGTTGAATACCTTCTTAAGCAGCTCCCACAACAACCTCAGCTCAGGTTCTTCGCTTTCCATTATTCGTCTAATCTCCCTATACTCCTGCATAAACTGAGGGAGGTACGATAGCAGGTTGACGTTAATATTTTCTAAAATCGTCATACTGTTATTCCTCCCCATACAGGGATCTGGTATTCAGTTAATTGCAGATTGTTAGGACTTCCGTTAATTGTTGTATTCTGTATGTCCAAAATCCCATTTATATCAAGTATTTTTGCCTCTATACGTGACACCCTCACAACTAGATTATTACTCACTTTTTCATTTTTAAGAGCCCATGACTTCCTCAATTCCAGCAAGTAGTTCTTTACTACTTCCTCGACCTTCAGTTTTACAAGTGCCCATGTAAAATTGGGCTCAAACGTGACACTCGTATGAATGTTAATTGCAACATTACTTGTA